GCAAAGATCAACGGAAAAGATACCACAAAACTTGAGTTGCAAAAATCAAAGGCACTCACCAATGAGGCGAAGTTGAGAAGGAATCGACAAATGATGGAGCTCAAAGCATTGAATGCCATTGCGGATGATTCAAATAAAGAGGAAAGAAAAAAATTAAGGGATTCGATTCGTCAAGAAAATGTCACAATTCGTCAAGGATCTCGTGAAAGGATGTTGATCTTGCAACGTGAAACCGCATCGAAGAGAGAGGAGTATCGTAAGCAAAGAGAGGCAGCCAAAAAGGCAGCGGAAGATGAAGCAAAGGCGGATGCTCAAGCGGCAGCGGATGCAGCAAGAGAGGCAGCGGCAAGATGGAAAGAAAAAAGAGATGCCATCAAAAAAGCAACCGAGGACATTCAAAAAGAAATTGCAACCGCAAATAAATTGCTCACCGATTCAACCAAAACACAACAACAAAAAGAGGTTGATGATGTCAAAGAGAAATATGCTACATTAATCAAAGAGGCGGAAAAATATAAGCAAGATACCGTTGCATTAAAAAAGGCGGAACAACTTGAGATTGACAATATCAACAAGGCAGCAAAAGATGCGGAAGAGGAAAAAGCAAAAGCGGAGGCAGCAAAAATAAAAGAGGAGAATGATAAGAAATTCGCACTCCAGGATCAACAATGGTTGAGAATTCAAGAGTTGAATATTAAGAATGATAATGATGCAGCTGAATATAAAAAACTCCAGGCACAAATTCAATTTGATAATGATACGGCAAATCTTGAGGATACATCGGAGTTGTATATTTCGTTGAAATCTAAACTTCAAAGTGATCTAAATCTAATCGACAAAGAGAATAAAGATAAGGCACTTGAAAAAGAGAAGGAATACAATGCATTGGTGATAAAAGCTCAAGAGGATCTTGCTGCTGCAAAATACGGTGCATTGAAAGGTGGACTTGAGATGATTGGTCAATTGGCCGGTGAGAATAAAAAAGTGGCGAATGCATTGTTCATGGTTGATAAGGCACTCGCAATTGGTGAGGTTGTAATCAATACACAAAAAGAAATCGCATCATATGCTGCCAATCCAACATGGTCATTGATGCCGGATGGAGGTGCATCGATTAAGGTACCAATGATTGCAGCTGCAAAACTAAGGGCAGCGACATCCATTGGGACCATTGTCGCATCATCCATTGGTAAATTCATGAACGGTGGAGGAGCATCAGCCGGAGGAGGCGGAACAATACCAACCGCATCAACCGGAGGAGGTGGAGGTGAATCATCGGTACCATCATTTGTACCTGGCAATTTATATGGTGGAGGTAACAACGCAAACAACATGACCGGATCCCAAGGAATGGAATCTCAAGGTGGACCAATGGTCGTGCAAGCGGTTGTATCCGAAACGGAAATCACATCGGTACAAAACAAAGTAAATAAGATAATTAAGAATTCAGAATTATGATATCATATCAAGCATTGACCGATGAGATAATCGCATTTTACAACAACCATTTGCAAGTCAAAAAAGTTGGATGCGATTTCAAGGAACAATTGTTCAATTTCGCAACCAAGGATGAGAAGTATCCAATCGTGTACATCGTTCCGGTGGATGCGATACCTCAAGAGAATGTGACCATGTTCACTCTCGAGATATATTGCTTTGACATTATTCAAAAGGATCGTGCAAACATCACAACCATCTTGAGTGATTGCCATCAAATCCTCACCGATTTGTATCTCAATTACACATTGTCATTGACCGATACCGATTTCGATGTGGAAGGATTTCCATCATTTGTACCGCTCAACAATGACTTGCTTGATTATGCTGCCGGATGGCTCATGACCATTACATTCACATTGCCATCATGGACTGATTGCCAAATTCCAAAACAAATTGGAGATTAATTGCAATATAAGTAATGGCATATAAAAACACCGGTGAGTTTAATTATAAGTACGCACTCCGTAGAAGGGTAGCGAACACCTTAAAAAAAGTAATCAAGGATGAGAACTTGATTGATACATGGACATTGTATGATTCGGTGCGTATCAATGCAAAAGTAACTACCGAGGGAAATCTTCGCATTGAGATTCTTGCTGCATATTATTTCGGATTCTTGAATAATGGTACCGCTACAATTGCACCCTTTCACCTGGTTCGAAAATTCAATGATGCACTTGAGCAAAATGGATTGATTGCGGAAATGTATGGAATGTATGTGCAAGATCTCGCACAAAAATTCCCAATCCTCGAGCTCGGAAATTTATTGCGTAAAAAACCGAAAGTGATATACGACTTCCAACCGTTGTTTGGATCATTTAATTACGCACTTGATTACTAAATATCAAGCTCTTTTCTCATTGCGAGGAAGTTAAATATCAACACCAATTTCATATTGATTACATCATCATACTTGGTGATATCACCATTGCACATTGACCAAATCATTTGCTCCCATCCCCATTTGTTGGATGACTTTTTCTTTTCCGCCTCTTTTCTTTCCTCCGGATCATCGATATCCTCAAGATCATCATCCATATCCTCATTCATTAAGTTGTGATGCTTATTAATGAATTGGTCCCGGAACTTAATGTAATCGGTTAACACACCATATACCGATGTGATTGGTTGATCAAGGAATCGATGTGCCAATTGTGATGCCTTTGCGATATTTACTCCCTTGAAAATTGGTTGATCATCAATGAATGTGGATGGTACTTGGTACAATATCGCACATATCTTTGGGAGATTGTCAATATAGTCATTGGTGAAATAGTATTCAAGATCAATGAACTCACCAAGAGTCAACTCATTCATTGGTTTGAGATACATCTCCTCCATTGATGCATCAATCTTGGTCCTGGCAATTGTTTGGGATGCTCTCTTTGATGGTTCGGTGTACAACCATTTCAAATCCTTGAGCCATTCATTCAATTCAAGTATTTCAACATCATCCCAATCATCCGCATATGTATCGGTGAGGATGCACATGATATCAATTTTATGATTGAATGCTCCATCCTCACCTTTTAATTTCCTTAACTCAATGAATTGCTCAAGAGATACTTGATTCCATCCCTTCGGGAGAGTTGGCTTTTGCATACTCTGATATTTTCTCGGTTACGAATACAATAAATGGTACACAAAATTCCGCCTTTTGAGTGCGGAAAATTTTTGCTTTGTGCTTTAAATGTGCATCATCAAAGTGCTCAACGTTTGAAAGGTCAACACGTTTGAACATCACCGCAAGGATATCACTAATGTAATTGTATGGTTTATGGTTGATGATCTTCTCGATGAGCTTTGTTTCTTTTACCGATAATCTCAATTCGGCCTTGTATTGATATCCATCCAATTCAATCTCAAGTTGTGCCTCTCCCGGAGTGTATGAATTCAAATTGAATTCTCTCACCAACTCAATGAATTGTGAGAATGGATAATCATCCCACATCTTTTCCTCGATTCCAAGGAATTTAAAAACGTTCATGTACTTTTCGATGTTGTCAAGCTCCTTATCGTTTAGAATTTGACTGATTTTCTCGAATTGTTCGATGGTCAATTCCTCCATTTTGTTGGGAATCTCCTTTTCAAAAATAGTGATCATATCTTTTTTTTGAACAAATATACAAATAATGCAATATAGTGTATGAATAAAGATATGCCAATTTACAAAATTACGATTGATCCGGAGTATTCGGATGGTGAGGATTTAGGAATTGAACAAATCGCATTCACATCAAAGCCGGCCATTAAGATTCGTGGCCTTGCATTCAATCAAGCTCAAAGAATGATATTCGCTGATGATGTTAAGTATCGCATCACCGCACCGGCAATGATTCCTATGGATATATATCGTAAGGATGATGAGCAAGGTGAATACTATGTACAATTTGATGAGCAAACCATTGCAAAGATTCATGAGAAATTCATGAGTGATCTTCGCAATCGTGACCTTTTCAACCTTGAGCATGATACATCTAAAACGGTACCGGCATATATCCTTGAAACTTGGATCGTGGACCAACCAACACTTGATAAATCATATTCGACATTTGGTATTGAAGTGCCAAAAGGTACGTTGATGGTGACCGCTCAAGTTACCGATCCGGAGTATTATGCCGAATTGGTTGCCAATGATCAAGTTGGATTCTCAATCGAGGGATTCCTTGGATTGAAATTATCGGAACAATTAAACAAATATAAAATGAAGTTACCCGATGGAGAGCACCTAATCGAGGACAAAATCTACATTGTAAAAGATGGAGAAGTTGTTGAGATTAAAGAGGTGGAAAAAGAGCCAAAAGAGGAAGTTGTTGAGGAAGAGATGTCAACCGATGAGGTGAAGATGGAAGATACAACGGTTGAGGAAGATACCACAACTGAAGAGTCAACCACTACCGAGGAGGAAATGGCTATTGATCCAACAATGGATGCTGAAGCAATTGCAGCGATTGTACTTCCAATCATTGAGGAAAGAGAAAAAGCAATCATTTCGATGATCGCTGATCTTCGCAATCAAATGGAAGAGATATTCGCTGAAGAGCAAAAAGTTGAGGAAGGTCAAACGCAAATGACCGCACTTTCAATGAGTGAAAAATTTGCAAAATTCAAACAATTTAGTAATCAATAAAAAAAAACAAAATGTCTAAAAAATTAAGATTCGATTTAGATGTGGATTCAACGGCTTTATTGGCAGCGAATCCGGAAGCATTCTATTCAAAAGCGTATTTATCAGAGGAAAACCTTGCGGATAACTACCGTTTATTGCCAGGTATCAAATCAAAAACGAAAATTGCAACCGTATTGTTCGGCCAGGTTTTGGCTGCATCTTCATGTGCATTCGAAGCACCAACGGATGATTTGAGTGCGGTTGAATTAGACGTGACGGCTCTTTCAGCTATGGCACAAATTTGTCAATTTGACTTGGAGCAATCATTCGTTGCATTGCAAATGGCAAAAGGATCAAATGGTGATTTCACCGTTGCATCTTTCATGGATTTCTATTGGAATGAAATGGCGAAAGTAATCGGTCAAAATATCGAGTTGCTTCGTTGGCAAGGTGATACAACATCTTTGACTCCATCTTTGGCTTTGGCTGATGGTTATATCAAAGGGTTGTTAGCTGATGCAACTGTGATCGATGTTGCAAACACAACGGTAACTGCATCAAATGTATTGGCTGAATTAGCGAAAGTATTCGCGGCAGCTCCATCCGCAATCATCCGTAAAAAAGCTGATCTTCGTTTATACGTTTCAACAAATGTAGCTAATGCATACGAACTTGCAGCAGCAACCGGAAATACAATGACATATGTGACAACTCCATTGGCGTTGACTTACTTAGGTGTTCAAGTTGTTGTGTGTGAGGGTATGCCAAATGATACGGCGGTACTTACATTGAAAGACAATCTTTTGTATTGCTTCGATGCTGAAGGAGATGACAAAGCGTTGAAAGCAATCAACTTGAGCGATACAGTTGCTGAGCCTTACATCCGTACTCGTGCAAATATGAAAGTTGGATTCCACCACGTTAATGGTGCTGAAATCGTTCTTTACTCATAATATCCTTGAGGGGATGAAACACTCCCCTCTTTTTTTTTAACTGATAAAATTCAACAAAAATGTGCGAAGCATTAGAAACAATCGTCAAATCTTGCGACAACAATAGTGGCGGGATTGAAAAAGTGTGGATTAATCAGCAAGATAATATCGCATCATTCAGTGTACCAACCGGAACTTGGCAAATTGACGCAATCACTTTGGCGTCATTAGCACCGGATTACACTCCATTTGAGATCCGTAGAAATACCGGGAGCTATACCGAAGAGGCAGCAATTGACCTGGTAAATGGATCATCATATGTGACTGCGACAATCACCTTGCTATTCCACCGAAGAGATCAAGACAAATCTCAAGCAATCAAAATCTTGGGAGCTGGTCAACAATACTTGAATGCAATTGTAAAAGACATGAATGGCAAATATTGGTATTTCCCATACTTACAATTGAATACGGTAACTGAAGGATCCGGAACAACTCGTGCTGATGGTTCGAAATATTCCATTTCCTTAATGAGTGAGAATGATTATTTATGTTATGAAATCGAGGAGGCAGCGGTATCCGCGGTTGTTCCGGCATTATAATCTTTTAAATACTTCAAAGAGAGCCATCCAATCCGGGTGGCTTTTTTTATTTGTGAACATTTTAATGCTCATTTGCAATATAAGTAATGATATATATTAACAAAGGAGAGGTAAATTCAATCGTGTTGACATTAAATGAGGTGAGCTCATTGTCATCACCTTACTATTTATTCGTATTTCAAAACGAAATGAATCCAACATCCGATCCAATTTTATTCACAACAACCGATGAGTCACCATATCCGGAAAGATTCAATCTTTTTTATTTGGATGAGCCGGTTGACGTTACACTAATGAAAGGACAATACTCATACTCGGTGTATGAGAGCACAACTCCACCAACTGAAATCGATGATACAACCGGTATTGTGATTGAGGAGGGGAGAATGGTTGTGAGCGGTGCATCGACTTCATCAATATACGATTAATACATGGCGTGGTATAACATATTCAAGGCACAAAAAGAGCAATCATCCGAAATGGTGGAGGGATATCAATCCTTTTCAACTCCATTCTTGAAAGTATTGGGAGG